GCTGAATTGTAGAATACAATCTCAGTACCATTAACATGAGCAAATCCTACTTTCTTGTGGATGGGTTCACAGAACGGAACGAACCGTTTCCATGGCATCTTCTTTCCATGGTCGGCTAACGGCGACCGTGACCAAGCATGGTATGACGCACAATCCGCCGAGTTACCAACATGGCAGTTGCATCAGGAGTATCCATCCAATCCTGAAGAAGCCTTTATTCGTTCGGGTCGCCCTGTATTTGAAATAGACGCATTGAACAGATATCAAACAGAAAAACCTAAACAAGGCATCAACAAGGCGATTACTGATAGCCGTAACGCTTACATATTTGAGTCGGTTGGAGGACCTTTGTCTGTTTGGTCATTGCCACAGTTTGGTGCAACCTACGCAATAGGTGCCGACGTGGCAGAAGGTTTAGCCCGAGGTGACTTCTCATCAGCCCATGTGATTGACGCTAAAAGTGGGTTGATTGTTGCTCATTGGCATGGGCATGTTGACCCCGACAGGTTTGGCGAAGAGGTGCTTTATGCCTTAGGACACTTTTATAACGAGGCGCTAATAGGAGTGGAGTCCAATAACCACGGACTTACCACGCTGACTGCTTTGAATAAGGCTAATTACACAAACCTTTATAGACAAAGACGCCTAAATCAACGAAGCGCTGAGCAAACCGAGCAGTTGGGTTGGCGTACAACAACCCTGAGCAAACCTTTGGCTACGGACGAATTGAATGCCAACATCCGAGATGGCGTTATTGAAATAAGGTGCGAGTACACAATCCAAGAACTTAAAACCTTTGTTCGTGACGACAACGGTTCTATGCATGGCTCTCCTCATGACGACAGGGTTATGAGTTTGGCTATTGCTAATCAGATGCTCAAGTATGTGTGGTTGCCTGAATACAGCCCTAAAACCGAAGCGGCGTGGGGCACGTTGAACTTCTTTGCGTCTAAGATTAGAAAGCAACCAAAAGTAAACGAAAGATACTTTATAGGTGAATTCAACTCTGTTGACAGCCAACAGAGCACAATGTAACGGTTTGGACTATAGGTAGGAGATTTTCATGGAATGTTTGTCTTGTAAAAACACAATTGAATCAGAAAACGACATTAACCGTGGCATTTGCTTTAAATGCCATATCAAAGGAATTCGTTTTGGGTTCAGAGCCACAGGGTTTGGCAGGGCTAATTGGAACGGTCCGACTATCCGAGAAGTCCAAAGGTCTTATGAAGACACCCCCGAATTCAAGTCTGGCAAGATATCCAAGGTGTCAGAGAGAGCAGAACTTGTCTGATGGAATGGTTTGTGCCTGTTCTCGTAGCCCTTATTGGCGGACCGTTGGTTGTCTTAATCCAAAGAGGACGTAAAGAGAACTCAACCGACCACGCACAGGTAATGACTATGCTCACGCAAACCAAAACCAGCATTGACAAGGTAGACACCAAATTAGATGGTCACATTGATTGGCACATGAACCGCAAGGTTGATACATCAGCAGTTATAAAGGCAGATTAACCATGGCAAAAAGAATTAAACCAGCAGCAAAGATTGCCAAGATTACGGCAAAGAAATACAAGAAGATAGATGTTTCTCCAACGAAAGACCAGAAAAAAGCGTTAGATAAAGCAAAGAAGTACGGAACAGCAATACCCAAGAAACCATCCAAGAAACCAGCGAAAGGCAAAAAATGATGTACGGCAAAAAGAACGACGTTAATAAAACGCCAATGGGCAAAGCCATGGGCAAAGCAAAGAAGATGCTCATTATTGTTGGTGACGAAGACACGGACCCTGTAACGGGTGCAGGACCTGCCGTTCAAAAGATGGGACGAAAGAAAATTACCAAGACAAAAATGCCGATGGATAAAGTCAAAAAGGATAAGCGCTAATGCCTAAAGGCAACAAGAAGTATGGTGCCATGAAAAGCACGACTACTCCTGTTTGGGATAAGGCACGCCCTAAATCTCTTGGTAAATCAAAAAAGTTAACGCCAGCACAGAAATCATCGGCTAAGGCTTCTGCCAAAGCAGCAGGTCGCCCATATCCAAATCTCGTAGACAACATGCGAGCCGCAAAAGCAAAAAAGAAAAAGGGTAAGTAATGCCAAAATCAAAGTATTCACCAAAACAAAAGAAACTTGCTCGTGTTGCTGAACCACGCGACGCAATAACTGGCGCAGATTTTAAAGCGCTTAAAAAGAAACCAAAGAAAAAGTAATGGCTAAATCATCTAAACACTATTTGCCTAACGGCAAAGAATACATGGGCGCAACACACAAGATGGACGGTCAAGTTCATACTGGTGCCAAACACAGTGCTTCAAGCAAAGTTTTGAAGCACAGCAAGCCAAAGAAAAAATAATGCCTAAAACAGCCGCATGGCAACGCAAAGAAGGCAAGAACCCTAAAGGTGGTTTGAATGCCAAGGGTCGTGCGTCGTACAAGGCTGAAACAGGTGGCACTCTAAAACCGCCAGTGTCAGCGAAGCAGGCTAAGAAGTCACCAAAGGCTGCGGCTCGTCGTAAATCATTTTGTGCAAGAATGGGTGGAATGCCAGGACCAATGAAGGACTCAAAAGGCAAGCCGACACGCAAAGCGTTGGCTCTTAAGAAATGGGATTGCTAATGGCACGAATGTCAAACACAGACAAACTATCTAGTTATAGAAAGCGCATTGACTACTCGCGTAGATGGCGTCAAAACGAAGGCTACGACAACTTGTGGCAACGCATGATTAACCTATATCGCGGCAGACAATACCGTGGTGTTGCTATCGGTGACCGTTTGCTTGTAAACATTTGTTTTTCTATTATCAACACTTTGGCGCCTGCTGTTTCCATTGGTCGCCCAAAGATTAATGTCAACCCACGCAGATACGAAGATGGCGATAAGGCTGTTACTACCGAAGCAATTATCAACTATTGGTGGCAACATTATAATTGCCAACCAGAGTTTCAACGAGCAGTTAAAGACTATTTGATTCTTGGTCACGGTTGGATTAAAACTGGCTACCGCTTTGTTGAAGAAGAAAAGTTAGACAAAATAGAATATACCGCCGACGAAGCAATTAGTGATGAAGACCAAGCAACTGGCGATGTTGAATCTACTTTCATAATTAGAGAAGACCGCCCATTCCTTGAGCGCATTGACCCTATGAACATGTTCGTTGATGTTGATGCATCAAACATGGATGATTGCCGTTGGATTGCTCAACGCTCTCGTCGCCCTTTAAAAGATATTCAATCAGATAAGCGCTACGACTACACGGCAAGAATGGCTGTAAGTCCGTCTTCGTATTCCAAATATGGAAGCACAACCCAAGGAAACATTAGTTACGACGACACAAATACAGACGATGCCTACGCTGATGTTTTTGAATATTACGACATCAACACTGGCGAAATGTGCATCTTTGCCGATACGGGCGATAAGTTTTTGGTTAAGCCAGTGAAGATGCCATATGTTTTTGGTCATCCGTTTTTCATGTTGCGTAACTATGACATTCCTAACTTCTTTTACCCAATGGGTGAACTTGAAGCCATTGAGCCGTTGCAGTATGAATTGAACGAAACCCGCACACAGATGATGAATCACCGTAAGCGCTACAGCCGTAAGTGGTTGTATAGCGAGTCGGCGTTTGATGACTTTGGTCGCCAAATGCTTGCCTCTGATGATGACAACGTAATCGTTCCTGTTAAGGGTTCAGAGAACTTGCAGAACATTGTTGTGCCAATGCCAGCCCTTATTAACCCACCAGAGTTTTACAATCAATCTGAACTCATTACCAACGACATTGACCGAGTATCGGGCGTATCCGAATATCAGCGTGGCGCCATTCCTGAGACAACAAGAACTGCTCGTGAGGCATCCATTATTGCCGAGGCAGGCAACGCTCGTGTGTCTGAGAAGTTGGTGTCTATAGAGAACGCAATCGCCGCATGTGCTTCTAACTTGATTATGTTGGCTCAACAATATTTGACTGGTGAGCAAACAGTTCGTATTGTTGGCAGTGAAACAGCGCCCGTATGGTTGACTTTTGACAAGGATTACATCAGCGGTGAGTTTGATTTCACGGTGGAAGCAGGGTCTACTGCACCACGAAATGAGGCTTTCCGTCGTGACATGGCGTTGCAAATTGTGTCGGCAATGCAACCGTTCGCTCAGGTTGGTCTTGTCAATATGTCCAAGTTGGCTGAGTATGTTTTGACCACGGGCTTTGGTGTTAAGAACGCAAGCGCATTCTTGCAAGAGCCACCACCGCCACAAGGGATGGCGCCAGAAGGTATGCCCCCTGAAGGAATGATGCCACCAGAGGGTCTACCGCCTGAAATGCCTATGGAACAAGGGATTCCAAGCCCTCTACCGCAAGAACAAGGCAATCCATTAGAAGGTTTACCGCCAGAAGTGCTTCAAGCATTGCTGGCGCAGGGGCAACCACAGCCACCTATGTAATGAAAATCTCTATATATAGAGGAACAACCAGAAGGAAGGACTCCTATGAGTAACGAAGAAATAATTGCTAGTGCTGAAATTGAAGAAGTTGGAACCGTAGATGGACAACCAACAGACGCAGTTGATGTGCAAGCAGAAACTCCAGAACCAGAACAAGATATTTTTGACTACACAGAGGTAGGCGACAAGTTCGTCAAACTCCAAGTAGATGGTCAAGAAGTTGTAGTTCCAGTGAAAGAGGCTCTTGCTGGATACCAGCGTCAAGCGGATTATACCCGTAAGACCCAAGAACTCAGCGAACAAAGAAAGCAAATGGAATATGCGCAAGCGTTGCAGGAAGCCCTGCAAAACGACCCGCAGAAAACTTTGCAGTTGCTTCAGCAGCAATATGGTGTTGTAGAACAAGAATCGGAAGAGGATTGGCTACAGGACCCTAGTGAGAAGCGATTTAAAGAGTTAGAGAAACGACTTCAGTCTTTTGAACAACAAAAGGCAGAGGAGCAGTTAACTCG